TATGTAGGCGATGATGTAGAAAGTATGATTACTAGACTATACACCGCTGCCGACGGCAATGTTGAACGTTGCCAACGTGGTATTGTATTCCTAGACGAAATTGACAAAATTGCTAGAAAAAGCGAAAGTGCTACAGTGTCGCGTGATGTATCGGGCGAAGGTGTACAGCAGGCCTTGTTAAAATTAGTTGAAGGCACAAAGTGTCGTATTCCTGCACATGGAACCAAAAAGAATAACAATACAGAAACAGTAGAGATTGACACTACAAATATATTGTTTATTGCCGGCGGTGCCTTTGTAGGCATGGATCGTATTGTAAAAAATCGCATACAAGGTACAGCCATGGGATTTGGCGCAGAAATTACATCACCTGACACTGAAGGAACTGATCCAGTGACTCCAGAAGATTTGGTCCGGTACGGAATGATTCCTGAGTTTGTGGGTAGATTTAGCAGTTATGTAAATTTACACGCTTTAAATAAAACTCAATTGATTAGTATACTGACTGAGATTCAAGGAAATTTTGTGAGCCAATATCAATGGCTCTTTGACCAAGACAGTGTTGCCTTAGAATTTGATACGGAAAGTTTAGATTTAATAGCAGAACGAACTTTAAAGACCAAGACCGGCGCCCGTGGCCTACACAGCGAATTGGAACGTGTACTACTACCGCACATGTTTGATCTGCCTAGATATCGTAAGCAAGATATAGTCCGGGTCACAATCAATAAAACCCAGGTAAATACTCCTATGACACTAATACAAGAAAATTCATGAAAGAGTATAAAAGATCAGTTTACATTACCGACGGTAATGTAGAAAAGGCTCTGCGTAAATTTAAGAAAAAAATACAGGAATCTGGCTTATTGGAAGAACTCCGTGAGCGGGAAACCTACGAAAAACCAACTACCGAACGTAAGCGTAAGAAAAGTGCAGCCCGAGCACGTCTACGCAAACAAATCCGCAGTCAACAACTTCCAAAAAAACTCTACTAGTGTGTTTATAGAATTTAAAGTAACAACAGAAAATCCGTTGTTTCTTACTTCACACATCCTACATATGGCCGAAGCAGAAATTAAGAATTGGGCCCGAGTAAACGAGATACCTTACACTTACAAATATTATAAAAATACTTTCAGGGTAGCATTTAACGAAGAAAAACATTATACTGTTTTTTGTTTAACCTGGGCAATAGATTTGCCCCATATTGAATATAAACTTATTGACAGGAAGTGGTAAAAGTGTTATAAATAAACATGTAGATGCCCAGGTGGGGTCTATATTAAAACTTGCTTTTTTTTATGGATAATTTATATGTCAAAGCACACCTTTCTGACCTAGCGTCAACTCCCCTTACAATTTAAACATTCAACCACTCTTAGTTGTTGACACAATCACCTATGTGTGTTATAATCTATTGTTGTGGTATTATCATTTACATTTAAAAGGAGTATTAATGAATCTAAAACCTACTAGAGATCGTATTGTTATACGTTTACTCGAAGCAGAAACTCAAACTAAATCTGGAATCTTTATCCCAAATGCCGCAGTTGAAAAACCAAACCAGGGCGAAGTATTGGCCACAGGTGGCGGCCGCATCACAGAAGACGGCACCGTGATCCCAATGGAAGTTAAAACTGGTGATCGTGTACTGTTTGGCAAACACGCTGGCACACCGATCAAAGTTGACGGCGAAGAATATCACATCCTCAAAGAAGATGATGTAATGGCAATTGTAGAATAAGGAAAAATTATGACAGCAAAACAAATCGTATTTGGCGACAATGGTCGCAACAAATTAGTAGAAGGCGTTAACATTTTAGCCGACGCAGTTAAAGTAACCCTGGGTCCTAAAGGTCGTAACGTAGTTATTGAACGCAGTTTTGGCGGCCCTCATGTGACCAAGGACGGTGTAACAGTAGCTAAAGAAATTGAACTTGAAGACAAACTCGCTAATATGGGCGCACAGATGGTCAAGGAAGTAGCAAGCCGCACAGCCGACAACGCAGGCGACGGCACAACTACTGCTACAGTTTTGGCACAGTCAATTGTTAAAGAAGGCATGAAGTATGTGGTATCAGGCCATAACCCAATGGACCTTAAGCGTGGTATTGATCAAGCAGTCACTGCCGCAGTAGCAGAGCTTACAAAGATCTCAAAGCCTTGTACAACTACCAAAGAAATTGCACAAGTTGGTAGTATTAGTGCCAACAGTGATGCTGACATTGGCAACATCATTGCCGAAGCAATGGAGAAGGTCGGCAAAGAAGGTGTTATCACAGTTGAAGATGGCAAAGGTCTACAAAACGAATTAGACGTGGTAGAAGGTATGCAGTTTGACCGTGGTTACCTGAGCCCATACTTTATCAACAACCCAGACAAACAAGTAAGTGTGCTTGACAATCCGTTTATCTTGTTGGTAGATAAAAAGATTTCAAACATTCGTGACTTGTTGCCAGTGTTGGAAGCAGTTAACAAAGCTGGCAAGCCCCTGTTGATCGTCGCCGAAGATGTTGAAAGCGAAGCACTCGCTACCTTGGTAGTTAATTCAATGCGTGGCATCTTAAAGACCTGTGCTGTTAAGGCTCCGGGCTTTGGTGATCGTCGTAAAGCCATGTTGGAAGATATTGCTATCCTGACAGGCGGAACTGTTATTGCTGAAGAAACAGGCCTTACACTTGAGAAAGCTAGTGTAGAGCACTTGGGTATGGCTGCTCGTGTCGAAGTAAACAAAGAAAACACAATCATCATTGATGGCGCAGGCGATAAACAAGCAATTGAAGCTCGTGTTAAGGCAATCCGCACACAGGTCAAAGAAGCTACAAGCGACTACGACAAAGAGAAGTTGCAAGAGCGTGTGGCTAAACTTGCTGGTGGTGTTGCTGTTATCCGTGTTGGCGCCGCTACTGAAACAGAAATGAAAGAGAAGAAGGATCGCATTGATGATGCACTCCACGCTACTCGTGCCGCTGTTGAAGATGGTATTGTTGCTGGTGGTGGTGTAGCCCTGATCCGTGCTAAACAAGCTATTGTTAACTTAAAAGGCCTTAATGCTGATCAACAAGCTGGTATTAGTATTGTATTGCGTTCTTTAGAAGAGCCTGCTCGTTGCATCGCTTTCAACGCCGGCGATCCTGCTGACGTAATCATTAATGAAATTGCCAGCAAAACTGGCAACTATGGTTATAATGCGGCAACCGGTACCTACGGTGACATGGTAGAGCAGGGTGTTATTGATCCTACTAAAGTAACCAAAACGGCCTTGGTTAATGCCGCAAGTATTGCTGGGTTGATTCTTACTACAGACTGTTCAATTGCGCAGATTCCTAGTAAAGAAGGCGTTGCACCACAAGGCGGTATGGGCGGTATGCCAGGCATGATGTAATTTAGTTTCATAAATAATAGTGTGGATGCCGATGGTCGGGTCCACATTATATGTCACTTCGTTTAATTTAAAGGAGAAAACAATGACAAGACTCACAACTCTGGACCTCAGTCCATTCTATCGCAATTCCGTTGGTATTGACCGTTTATTCGATCGTATGATTCATCAAATTGATACAGCGGCTGCTTCAACCACCAACTACCCACCTTACAATATTTTAAAAACTGGCAACAATACCTACGAGATTCAAGTAGCTGTGGCTGGCTTTACCGAAGGTGAAGTTACAGTCAATGTTAATGAAGGTCAGTTGATCATTACAGGTGAAAAGCTGTCTACTGATTTGCCCGAAGGTCATGTGTATGAGCATCAAGGCATTAGTGCTCGTCGTTTTTTACGCACATTCACCTTGGCCGATTATGTTGAAGTAACCGATGCTGTAAGTCGAGATGGTATTCTTACTGTTAGTTTAGAGCGCCAGGTTCCTGAGGCACTTCTGCCAAAGACTATTGCGATCACCTATACAAAATAGTATAATATAGTAAATACAGTGGAGGGCATCGTGCTCTCCACTACAACAAAGGACTGGATATGTCACAAGCAGGAACCGTAACAAAAACACAAATTAATCAAGGTCTTGCTGAGCCTCCTATGTTTAAGATTATCTATCTTAACGACAATGCTACACCAATGGAATTTGTAATGGAAACGCTAATAAATTCGTTTAATTACAATACCGAAACCGCTGAAAAAATTACCATGGATATTCATGAAGCTGGAAGTGCTGTGGTTGCTGTGCTACCTTATGAAATAGCCGAACAAAAGGGCATTGAAGTCACGGTACAGGCCCGAAACAATAACTATCCGTTGCAAGTCAAACTAGAACCCGAAACAGTTTAAAAGTCAATTTCAATTCGACGAGGATAAAAGGCAGATTGTCTCCACGGGGTATTGCCACGTCCTCTAGGATTAGAAACATATCTTATTCCTCCTAAATTTTGATCCACGGGCCTATGATAGTGACCAAAACACCAGGTATGGATTTTGTGTTCGGTATCTTCGTCAATAAGACGAGAAATATGACTGTTGCCCATACCGTTGAATCTCCAGTTACCAACTAAATCAGGATCGTGTGCAATGACCCAAGGTGCAGGAACTGTGTGACTAACTATGACCATAGCACCGACTTCCATGTGGGTTTGTAATTTACGAACACTGTTCATCATGTAGGCCGCATCATTATACGCCACTCCCATGATGTTTGTGGCTGCTGAATTGCTAATACCAAAATGATCTTGTATATGCTGTATGCTAGCATCTACACTTACGCTAGAATCAAAATCATAGGTCCACCAGGCGTTGGTACCCAATAATGCTACACCATTGACTATGATCACATTGTCCTGCATATAAACTACATTTTTTATAGATTCAATATCCTTGGCAAGATCGCGGTAACTAGAACCCAAATCATCAAGATAGTCTTTGTGTTCTTCATTGCCGTCTACATAAAAAACACCACCCGGATAACAACAACCAAGGTTGGTTAATGTGTCTAATAGTCGTTCTCGATTACGGGCAACATCACCGGCTACTATACAGTAAGGTGCCGTAGCTTGCCCAGTCCAATCAAAGTTGTCCCATGTTTCGACGTGAAGGTCACTGATAAGATCAAATGCAAAAGTCATTTTTTTTCTTTTGTGCTAATTTTTTAAAATGCTCAGACCGAATTTTTTTAAGTTCTTTTGCTTTTTCTAGTCCGTAAATTTCCTCATAGGTTTTGCCTTTATTTGACTTGCCAGCAGATGACATGTTTTCTTTTGCTTCCTTAGTATGAGTTTTGCCATACATGCCATTATTCTGCCCAGACATTGCATTGCTATGATTAATTTTTGATTCGGTGCTATGTTTTTTACCAGTCATTATTTTAGAATGATTTTCTTTCCATTCTTTTGATTTAGGACGTCCTTGCATTTTTTCACTAACTTTTTACGACTAAGTGGACCCATTGCTTCACCATCGCCACTTTCAATTTTTAAATTAGCCCATTCCTTACTTTCAACAATATTCCAGAGATTACTATAATATAGACCTAGGTCTTTAATTTTTGTTTTGTCACTAGTTTGTAATAATATTTCAGTATCAATTTCGTTACCATGTAATTTAAGATGCCTACACCAATATTTTCCAGAGCCAATATATCTAAATGGATCCTGAGAGGTATACCCTAAATATTTTAGTCCTGTTTTACGATGTGTCTTTTTGTATAGTGTGAGCAATTCCATAGATAACTATTTACGAGGATCGCATATGAACATAATATTTAAAACCCACGCACCAAATATAGATGAAAAATATATAGTTTTAGACCTAGATACTTTTAGTTTACCCGATGGCTCCGTACACACTGCTTGTTGTGTGGTTGAAAACATACCTATTGCTGAACTGCCACTAACACAATCGTTAAAAGAATTGCACACCAATCTCATTGACAATTATGGTCAACGCAATTGGAATTATTGCGAGCAGGCTATAGAACACCTTATGGGTAAATGGGGCGGAGAATTGGACTCATTTTACGATGAACTAAGCACTCGTATTCAACAGTATCAGCAGGAAGAACCTGGACCAGACTGGACTCCAATCATAATTAAAACCTAGCATATAATCTATTGCAACCTCTGTATTAAATACTATTATAATAAAAAGAGGTTCTAATGGATCCAGTAAGCGGAGCAAAAGCAGCAGCCACCACACTAAAAAGTGCCCAAAGTGCCGGCAAAGAGTTAGGGTCAGTTGTGACCTCTCAGCAGGCCGATATGGAAGCGGCCGTACAGCAACAGCATCGGGCACGAGTCCAGGCCAAACTGGCCGAAGAAAGACGTGCCGCCATATTAGAAGTCCGTGCTGTAGAAAAATATGAACAACAAAAGGCACACGAAAGAGAAATAGAAAAAGTCAAACAAGACACCATACGCAAGCATGGAAAAAATGCCTGGATCGAAGTAGAAGCAGTAAAAGCCAAAATGCAAAAAGAAGCAGAAGAAGAAAATAAAAAGATGGATCATGACCGACAACGACAGATTGAAGTGTTTTGGTGGTGCATGACCGCAGCGGCTCTGGTCACTTACTTCTTTAAATTATACAAATTATGAAAATGCAACCTGCGTTTTTTATAACCATACTGATTGTACTATTGTCAATGATTGTGCTAGAGTCTGATGTTATGCGAAGTCAGCCACACCAAGCGGTAACAACACAACGTCACTGAAATTTTCACCAAAGGAGAATGATATGAATTTAGCACCAATAGTTTTTGCCCTAGTACTAATAGTATCCTTGGGTCTTGCCATGTTAGAAACTCTGATAAAAATCACGTGATACCTCTAGTGTATACGCCGTTTATGTTACGAGATCAATTGTTAAATACTCTATCAGTCCCATAACAATAACAAGCTGATTGCGAACCATATTCTAAAGGCCTTTCGGGGTCTTTTTTTCTTAAATACTTTATGTTAAAAAAAATCTTAACAAGTCCGTGGACTGCGCTAATTACATTAGCCCTAGTAGTTGGTTTGCGTGTAGCAGATCCTGCATTTGTTGAAAGCGTTCGTCTACGCTACTTTGACACACTGATCACTAGTAAACCCACAGAGGTCATTGGTGTTAGTGTTGTAAACATAGACGAGAAAGCACTAGAACAACATAGACAATTTATTAAATTGTATTATAGTGGTCAGTGGAAAAAGGCATTATCCTTGTTGACATTGTGCAAAAACGCAAGTCCCAAAATGGAGAAGTACTATGACGCAATGGAACAACGGTTACTAGGAGGATGTCCTAAAGACTGGGCAGGTTACTACGTGGCCACTTCAAAGTAATCTATTAATTGGTTAGCGCATTGAATCAATAACACTAAGTTTTATTCTCATTTGCAATCTCTACCAGTCGATTTCGAGCCTCGGTCATTATCTGTTCAACCGATTCTTTCATAGGAAAATATATATCTTGATTAGTGTTTAAAAAATTAACTATTTCTGGATGTGATAGCCATTGTTCCCATCGGTTAATCCATGATCTGTAATTGTCACATTGTTCAAGCTCTTCAAATGCTGATTTTAAATTTGTTTTTAATTCAGTTATTATTAGATCAAAAAAATCTTTGCTAAAAAACCATCGTCGGTTGTAATCAGCAATTGATCTAGCCTGCGCTATTTTATCAACTTTTGTTTCTGGATCCCACTTAGCAATTTGTTGCATAAGGTTTACCACAGCTATTAATCTTTCTTCTGGATTTGCGATTTGATCATAACTTTCATCCCATACAGTATCAAACGTTTGAAATCCGTAACTGCGTAAGTATTCTAAACTGCCTTGTGTAGCGGCCAGTATAAACGGCTGACCGCAGGCAATGGGTCGAATACTTTTTTCAGTGAGGTGCAATCTATCATCATCAAACAAGGTTTCCAATATCACTTCGATGTCGGTTGAATTATAATCGTTGGTATTAAAATCGGCACTGCTACTGCTGTCTGCTGCGGTAGGTTGTAAAAAATTTTCTAACACATGAATGGGTTGCCACAGTGGGTTATTAAATTTATAGTTGTTGTAATGCAAGTTTAATTCAGGATCTATAGGATTGCAACTAGTTTGACATTGATCTACTAATTTACGTTCTATTAGTAGATTAGAAAAACGCAATCTATATTCTCTAGTACCTGACCAGGCTCTGTTGTAAATTAAAAACGTTTTCCTTACATTTTTTTGAAAACTTTCATGTTCGGCATATCTAAACCAATCTCGAGCTATTACAGCGTGACTCCAATAATACACAGATATTAATTCATTATCAAGTTGATATTTTTTTAAATTGTGTGATCGTTTTTCACTGTGCAACAATAGTCCTTTTTCAAACATATTCTTGGCATAATCTAAATTTTTAATTACATTTCTATTAGAGATATGTACATGCAATCTTAAAATTCTGTTCCATTCAAACTCTGGAAAAACTCGTAAGTTTGTACTGTAAAATTTGTAATCCAGTGGTTCTTGATCGTTGCACCATATTGCTGGAGATTTTATTAGAGCATCCCACGGATTGATATTAAGTGTATTTAAATGATCAATATTTTTTGATCCATGCGGCCAAAAACGATAAATTATTACATGATCTTCATAGATGTTATTAGCAGTGTCATTGATAAAGTGGTACAAGCGGTCTAAAGGAATATTCATATAAAGTTATTTAATTGCAAACACTTTAACATTAATAAAACATGACTCAACACACTATACACCGATATCAATTATACCCATTTTGGAACAGCGAGTATAAAGATTTGGAATATATCAACGAATCTTTTAACGACACTGAGTTGCAAAAACAATGGCTTGACCAAGGATACACCAATCGGTTCACTGGGGAGATGTGTGATATGCGTAGCCCACAACCTACGTGGAATCAACGATTTATAGACATATTTGAAGGACAAGGGTGGCAGGATGTCGGAACAAGCTATTATAGAATGGCTACAGGAACCGTTTTACCCACACACGGTGACTTATATTTAAAATATGTGGACCTGTTTGACCTTAAAGGTCGCGAACATACCATTCGTCGTGCTATAGTGTTTTTAGAAGATTGGCAACCTGGGCATTACGCCGAATATCGAGATCAAGCCTATGTAAATTGGAAGGCAGGGTCCGTAATTGAATGGACCTATGACACTTTGCACATGGCGGCCAACTTGGGATTGACGCCGAGATACACACTACAAATAACCGGCCATTTATGATTACTTACTCTCTATATGTTAAAACACATAATGTTACCGGCCTAAATAAATGATTAATTCATGGAATGAATGGGATCCGTTGGAAGCTATTATTGTGGGTAGTGCCACCAATGCCAATTGGCCAATGAGTGATCCTGTGTTTGCCAATGAAGCCCGTACAAGCCTATGGACAGAAACACCAGCACCCGGTGGCCCAGTTCCGCAGTTGATTGTTGATGAAGCCAATCGTGAATTAGATATACTTTCAGAAACGTTACTTCGATATGGTGCTACAGTTTACAGACCTCGACCCATGGACTTTGTTAAACGCCGGGGCATGTATAACTATTGTCCAAGAGATCGATTATTAATTGCCGGCGACACTGTAGTAGATGGAAATATGATGTACCCTTGCCGCAACCAAGAAATTGAAAATTATTATAGATTGATTGCCGATGCTCGTAATATACTTACAATGCCCAGAGACCAAGGCATGGTTCTTGACGCGGCAAACATTTGTCGACTGGGTGACACTTGGTTATTCTTAGAAAGTGCGTCAGGTAATCGTGCCGCCTACGATTGGTTATGTCGTAAGTTTCGCAACATTAACATTGAACTTGTTAATTTTTATTCAGGTGTGCATATTGATAGTACTATTACTCCATTACGTGAAGGCCTAGTAATGCTGAATGCCAGTCGTGTAAATGAAACAAATTGTCCTAAAGCCTTTAAAGATTGGGAAAAAATTTATGTTACAGAAGATATGATTGTAGCACAGGATTTTTACCAATACCCATATGCGTCAAAATGGATAGCTATGAATATGCTGGTATTAGATCCTGAAACTGTTATTATAGATGCCGCACAAACAGAGCTAATTACTATATTGAAGTCCAAGAACATTGATAGTATTCCACTCACATTGAGTCATAGTAGAACGTTGGGTGGTGGATTTCATTGCGTAACCTTGGATACTCGTAGACGTCATGCATAAAATAAAAGAAAACATTAGTTGGGTACTTGCCGATTCTGTTGTATTAGATCCTACCCAGGACATTGAAGAACTTAAAAGAGTTGGCGCATTTTGGGGCAGCTGGCGCACCTGGAGAGCCTGTCAAACAGATAACGTAATCTGTCATGATCAGGTCAAGGCCGACGAATTAGTTCAACGAGAATTTCAAAAGTTGTGTAATCTTTATATACCAGAATCGGTTAATGCTAGTCTTAATCGACCCGAGGGTGTGAAAGTATATGCTGGTGAATTTGTACACGATGTCGTACGGCAAGAAGAAATTGTAGCCATGCATCTGGCTGCCACTACCAGCGACATTGTCATAATGTTAGGATGGGATCTTACCAAACTTGATTCAAATGTCGACCGTTTGCAGGCCAATCAGGCACAGCATCATCGTAATTTGGTGCAACAGGCCTTTATAACTTACAACCATGTTCAATGGGTCGTAGTGGACCATGTAGGTCCAATGGATCCAAATTTAACCAAATTGGACAATCTAGT